CATATCTCGGCTCACCCATGTTATTCGATGTGGACAATAGAAACTCAACAATGGATATACGAATGATTGAGATAACAGAAGAAGAGCTTTTAAAGTTGGGTTTTGAAAGAACTGGTAATTTAGATACTTGGTTTGGCAGAGCTTGTTGGACTAAAGGCGATGTAGTATTAATGCACGGTTATGGAACTTATACAGGTGGCAGAACAACGTGTAAAGATACCGAAGTTGATTATGTACACGAACTAATAGAATTAATAAAATGAAACTAAATATATTTACACCTTTATTCCGTAGTGGAATGATTAAGAAAGTAGCCGACTCAATACCAGATTATGAAGATATTAATTGGATTGTTGTTATAGCCAAACATAGAGAGATACTTATTAAAGAATGCCAAGCATATAACATTCCTTACTTAACAGTTGATTGTATTGATGACCTTAGCGGTGTGGGTAAAAAAGTTAACAAAGCCTTAGACAATTTACAAGACGGTTTCTTCTTTGGTTTAGATGACGATACTACATTCAATCATAACACATACGATATATTTAAACGTTACCAAAATGATTATGATATGATTGTTGGGCAACAAAAACTATTAGACGGTTCTATTAGAATAGCACAAAAGCCAACGCATTGCTATACAGATGGAGCGCAAGGATTAATTAGAACTACCTTAATAGATGGTTTACGCTTTGGATGTTTTACGACTGATCCCGTAGCCGACTGTAACTTTTTATTAAATTGTTGGGATAAGTCAAATAAAAACCTTATCTTAGATGAAGTAATTAGTAACTATAACTTTTTAAGATGATAGACTTTAGTAAAATGACGCTACCTTGTGATGTAGCAAACTCACATATACTTGGTGAGATAATTGTATGTTTGAATTAAGGATATGGAAGATGTAAATATAAAATCTAATGAGTTAGATAGGGTTATTAAGAATGGTATTAAGTTAGAAAAACTATATTGTTTCTTCTTAAATGAAAAACAAAAGAATAAATGTATAAAAGACGAAATATCAAGAACGGCATATATAAATTTTAATATACCTTATGAAGACATTTTAAATGAAATATGTGGAATAATAGAAAGACATTATAATAAAGACTAATGCAGGATATTTACGAATACCAAACAGAATGGAAATAGAAAAAATAGCAATAAGTAAAATTAAACTTAATCCAAATAACCCTCGGTTAATTAAGGACGATAAGTTTGCCAAGTTGGTTCAGTCTATAAAAGACTTCCCCGAAATGTTAAATATCAGACCGATAGTGGTTAATGATGATATGATTATATTGGGCGGAAATATGCGTTTTAAAGCATGCAAAGAAGCTGGGTTAAAGGAAGTATCGATTATTAAAGCAAGTGGATTATCTGAGGAGAAACAAAGGGAATTTTTGATTAAGGATAACCTATCAGGTGGCGAATGGGATTGGCAATTATTAAACGACTGGGATGCTTTGGAATTGGAAAGTTGGGGTTTAGATTTGCCTAATTTTGCTGCAGAGGTTGATTATTCTATTTTAGATGATGAAGATGTATCAGGACAATTAAATGATATGACAGATGGTGTTAAAAAAGCCATCCAAATAGAATTTGAGGCTGAACATTACGACCAAGCTTATGAACTTGTTAAATTTTGGAGAGACCAAAAGGCATATGTAGGAGGAATGATTATGGAGTATTTAAAAGAAGAAAAAGAAAAGATATGAAACTAATCGAAGGGGAAATAAAAGGGATTAAATTTTTTCATAGAGAAGGTATGTCAGAACTTAAAACTTTTAATGAGGTTTTAGGAAAAGAAGTTTATTTAAAAAAAGGCATGACAATTAAACAAAATGAAACTTGGATGGATTGTGGCGGTAATGTTGGTGCTTTCACATTATTAGCTTGTTCAATGGGTGCTAATGTTACTGTTTATGAGCCGGATCCTTTTAACTGCGAAATGATTAAAAAGAACTTAGACCTTAATGGATTTAAAGCAACTATAAAGCAGGCTGCTCTAGTACATAATGAAGTGAAAGAAGTTATTTTATTTATTGGTAATAATGGTAATGTTTGGAGAAATTCAATTGTAAAGAAATGGAATAATAAAGGATTGAAAGTCCCATGCTTAAATTTTGATGTTGAGGCTAAAAATTTCGATTGTTGTAAAATGGATATTGAAGGTGCTGAAATGTTAATTTTAGAAAATACAAAGAAAGTATTTAAAAAAATGGTTTATGAATGGAGTTTTGATATTGACAAGAACCTTAATAGATTTAGAGAATGTTGTAATCTACTAATGCAAAGATACGAAATGAAATTTATAGATAAGAGATTTTATGATTTAGTTGTTCCTCCCGGATTTGTTGCACCTTGTACTAATGTATTTTGTTATGAAAAGAATTGATTTAATTAAGCTAGAGCATAATGTCCAAATAGGGGATGTTTGCGGACATATTGAGCCTAATATAACAGAGGATTCAATGTTTTATTTTAATAATGAGCCAATCGGGTTTTATATTAAGGATATAGGTACTTACTCCATAAAGGCTAAAAAACTTGCTGAATTAGCGGATGCCGAGTTGAGAAGTAAAAATGTACCAAAGTCAGTAATGAAAAGGTCAAGCGGACTGCATAACTCTGAAAAAGAAGTATTACAGTATAGTACAATATTAGGTGGTGTTCCTCCAAAACCTCACATGAGAAGACCTTATGCAACTGTATCAAGTGTTCACTCTGTAAAATCTGCTCAAACATTTATAAAGGCAATGTACCTATTAGCTAAAGAAAGCGAGCAGATAATAAAAGAATTAACACCTCATATATACGAAAGGCAAAAAGAGATAATACAAAAAAATGCATCTGTAAAATATAGGTTTAGTGAATTATTTACAAGTTCAATCTCCAATTATAATATATCAGCACCATTTCATAGGGATGCTGGAAACTTAGAAGGTTGTGTTAATGTAATAATAGCAAAAAAAAGAAACGCTAAAGGAGGGAATACAACAGTTCCGGATTATGGCGCTACAATGGATAGCTGCGATAACTCAATGCTGGTATATCCGGCATGGAGAAACTTGCATGGTGTAACACCAATAGTACCAACCCACGAAGGCGGTTACAGAAACAGTTTAGTATTTTACCCATTAAAAGCATTTAAAAACTTAGACTAATATGCCAAGTAGCGACGGACACAAAAACTTAATACCCTATACAAAGGGGCAAACAGGAAACCCACACGGAAGACCTCGTAAATTCGTTTGTCAATTAAAAGATATGGGTTACAATAAACAAGACATAACTCAAACCATTGAAAATATGATGGCTATGACTATTACAGAATTAGCAGAAGTATTTAAAGATGATAACTCTACTGTATTAGAAAAAACAGTTGCCAACGCTATTAAAAGAGGCATTGAAAAGGGAACGTTATATTCAATGGAAATTTTACTTAATAGAGTTTACGGGCAACCTAAACAAGAGGTCGAGTCTAAAAACGAAAACATAAACCTCAATACAACAGTTGAGATTATTAAAAGCGATTCACCATTGAGTAGTAATGAAAAGGATATTAGTTTAGATTAATGTGTTTAAAACCTCATGCCTATACGAAGCCAATTACTTTGCCACCGAAGATGTACTAGTCAATCAAGGCGGGAGCAGCTCAGGAAAAACCTATTCCATTTTACAAGTCCTATTCACTAAAGCTATTCAATCGCCAATAGTTATCACAGTTGTTGGCGAATCAATCCCTAACTTAAAAGCCGGGGCGTTACGTGATGCCTTAGATATTTATAACAATAGCGAACAACTTAGGCATAAGATAGCAGACTACAATAGAACAGACCGTATCTTTCAATTTGCTAATGGCTCAGTTATGGAGTTTAAATCTTATGAGACCGCCCAAGGTGCAAAGTCTGGTAAAAGGGATTATCTATTCATAAACGAAGCACAGGGCATAACATACGATATATTTAACGAATTGTATATGCGTACCCGTAAACAAGTTTATATCGACTACAATCCCAATGCTGAGTTCTGGGTGCATGAGAATTTAATAGGTACGGATGGCGTAAAGTTATTTATATCCGACCACAGGCACAATCCATTCGTTGCTCAAAAGATACGTGATAAAATAGAGGGTTTACGCTTTAAAGATATGGAACTATTCAAGGTTTATGCACGTGGCATGACTGGGAAAATAGAGGGCTTAGTCTTTAGAAACTTTGATATTGTAGATAACATTCCTTTGGGTGCTGAGTTACTTGGAATAGGTATGGACTTTGGCTTTACTAATGACCCTACAACGGTTATAAAAGTATTTAGGTACAATAGTGAGATATACATAGACGAGCTGTTATATCGCACAGGATTAACCAATAGCGATATTGCAAACGAATTAACAAGGTTAGGTGTAACACGTGCCATGCCAATAGTTGCGGATAGTGCCGAGCCTAAAAGTATTGAAGACTTAACAAGGGCAGGTTTTAATATTCAAGGGGCTAACAAAGGGGCAGATAGTATCCGTAATTCAATAGACACTTTAAAGCAATTTAAGATTAACATAACAAGAACGTCAACTTATACCATAAAAGAGTTTAGATCTTATAAATGGATAGATGGTAAAAATATACCCGTTGATTTTAATAATCACACTATTGATGCTATTCGTTATGTAGCTCTTAATAAGATAAATAAAGGCTCAGGCAGATATTCATTTGCCTAAAACAAATCAACTTTTTTAGTATTTAATAGGTATATGACAATACCTTTTAATTGGAATAAAGTAACCATTGAACAATACCAAACCATCTATCCTCACCTGCAAGGCGAAATAGATTGGTCACGTATTATATCATTCTTTACCGGCAAAACCTATGACGAAGTTGAAAACTTAGATTTAAAGCATTACAAGTACTTAGTTAAAAGTCTTTCATTCTTAACTAAACCCATCCAACCTAAAGTATCTTTTAAGTCTTTTACTTGCGGCTTATTAAAGTCTGTTAAGTATAAACCACAACCTAAGTTAATCACTTGGCAAGGTGGTAACTTTTACAAGGCATCACGCTCGGTAAACGATATAAACGTGGCTCGTTACATTACGATTAAAACGTTAATGGAGCAGCCCGACTATTTCCCTAATAAACTACACGAACTTTGTGCCTTGACTTATGAGCCTGCTCAATACCTATCATTCAAATACGATGGTAACAAACACGCTGAGGTAGCCGATAAGTTTCTAAACGCATCAATGTCGATAGCGCAACCAAGTGTTTTTTTTTGCTTAGAAGTATTGGCGAATTGGAATCTAAATACCTTGGATTATTTGGAGGGGGTGGAAGCGATGAAGACGATCAACAAAGAGATAGAAACAGAACTGAGAGAGAAAGGTTTGTCGATTTTTGGGGATGGGTTCACATAGTTAAAGAGGTATCCCAAGCTAATAGAATAACAGAGGACGATGTGCATGAGTGGGGAGTAATAAGATTATTAAATGAACTAGCTTATCTTAAAGATAAGAATAAAATGGAAGCTGAAGAAATTGAACGTCAACGAAGAAATAGATAAATTACTAAATGACTTTGGGGCTAAATGGGCTAATGATTTAAAGACTTCATTAGATAAAGCCTTAAAGGATGGTGCTAAACGTGGCGAAAGGTTACAAACCTCAAGGATTGAATTTGTTGGGGGTGTTAAATATTATCCTAACAAAGTGATTATATCAATAACTCCTAATGAGGACTATTGGTACTATATTGAGAATGGCAGAAAGAAAGGTAAGCAACCGCCAACAAAAGTTTTAGGTGAAAAGTGGCAAGCTAAAAACGGAATAAATCCGTCTAAGATACTTTACCAAATGACTATTGATTATAACCAAAAAAAAGGGTTTACTAAACGAATAGTTAAAGAGTTACCATTCCCAAAAGCAGCGAAACAATTTGCTTTTATAGTGGCAAGGGCAATAGGTAAGAATGGAATTAAACCAAAGCCTTTTATAGATAGAGTAACAGAGGACGGAAGAAAGGCAGAGTTAGCAGAACAAATGGGAAAATTAATAGGTAAAGCAATAACAGTAACAGATATTAAATGGCAATAACAATACAATCAAGCCCAACGTCACCAACACCTGCTTATAATGAGAATTGGGTGGTTGCAACGTCAAATCAAACAATACAGCCTAACTTTTATTACACAATCGTTTTAACCGATGTAACAGGCTCTTATGTGTTTGATACTATCAAAGTAAAACCAGACCCTAACAATAAATTAGTAATGGATTTACAAGCGTATGTTCAACTATTAATGGTTAACTATATTCCCGTTAATTTATACGGTTGGCAAAAATGCACTAATGCAACTAGAAAGTTTAGATTTAATGTTGGTGAAACTTATGACGTTGCAACCGTACCAACTTACTTTGCAGGAGTTGATAAAGATTATATTACTTGGAATGCAGGAGTTGATAAACAATATATCGCCCCTTATTCACCTAACTACTTTTGTTATGATAGTTCAATACCTAATTTAGTTTACTTAACTATACTTCCTAGCAAAACATACAAAGATCGCTCGCAATATCTTTACGCTTTATGTCAGGAAAATATAGGCGAGTTAAATAAGATTGATATATTTACTTACGATGCAGCCGGCTCTTTATTAGGTAACTATTCAATCAATAGACCAGATGCCGGCACGGGTTTATTCTCTGATAATTACGTTGCCATTGACGTTGGTTATAAAGGCTTGTTAGGAATAACAGCCCCATTTGTTACCGTTAATAGTGGCACATATCCTATCATTACTTCTAACGTCGCATCTTATGTTATTAAGAATGGTGACACAAATGATGTTATCAAAAATATAACAATAGAATGTAATCCTAAATTTGAGGTGTACACTTTACATTATTTAAAAGCTAATGGCTCTTATGAAACATTACATTGCAATTTAGCAGCTACTTTATCGAGCAGTAAAACTACAACATCATTTAAAAAAAGCGGATGGTCTTTAATTTCTAACGTTATGACTTTAGATCCTGCTTTGAATAGCGAAAAGATACAATCAGTAACCATTCAAGATAAGCTACAATTAAATAGCGATTGGTTAACCGATGCTGAATTTGCCTTGCATAAAGATTTGTTTACTTCTACCGATGTACGCTTAGATATTGGCAGTTTAACAACTTACAAAGGTGTTAAGGTTACTCAAACAAGTTACACCACTAAGAACACAGATAGGCTTAGAAATTACCAAATAGATTTAGATTATACTCACCAAAACTTTAGACAGCGTGGCTAACATAAAAGTATTATTATATGACCAAGCTGGTGCTGAATACGACGTAAGTTATATTCAGGAAATACCTTTATCGTTAAGCTATTTAATAGCCGACGTTAAAGACCCTAGTAAAAGAAATACAACATTCTCTAAAACAATAAACTTTAATTCTAAAGACGTAGATTTATTCTTTAGAGTTATTTGGAAACTAAACAGTACACTAACTACTTTTGACCCTCGATTAAAATGTAAGATAAAATATTACGTTAATGAGGTATTGCAGTTAGATGGTGACTTGCAATTAATAAAAGTAATTGTTGACCCGGATAGTAAAACGGTAAATTATCAAACCACAGCAACGGGAACTATTGGCAATTTGTTTTTAGCCATTGGTGATGCTTACTTAACTGATTTAGATTTTAGTGCTTATGACCATTCGTTAACTAAAGCTAATGTAACAAATAGTTGGATTCCTGCAACAAGTGTAACGGGTGTAATTGGTTCGGGTTACTATTACGGTTTAATTAATTGGGGCGAAAACCAAATACTAACCGATGTTGAATATCATGTTAAACACATGAGACCTCAACTATACAAGCGTGAGTACATGGAAAAGATATTTGCGGCTGCAGGTTACACATGGACTTCTACTTACTTAGACAGCGCATATTAT